CTTCTTAGCCATAGTTATTTGTGTGTGTTATAAAGTAGGGGTTCTTTATTCGGGCTGGCATAAAAGCCAGCCCAAACCCCAAACACACCGCAACGACCCGACTCTCATCAAATCACGGTGGCAGAGCAAACTATGCTAGCTCTGAGCTTCCCACCTGATCACCCAACCACATCCTCACCTTTCCTCCTCCGGCTCGCCAAAGATAGGGACATCTATAGCAAGGTCCCTAACATATCCCTCTGCATCCACGACTTCATCAGTGATATCAATAGAATTGAAATATGACTCCATCGCACGCTGTATATCTGGTAAAATGCCAAATGCCACATAGAAACTATAACGAGCTTCTTGTGAAATGGCACTATCACGTTCCACCACTTTATGACGTTTTTCAAACATTGATGTATTTTTGTACACCCGCTGATAAAACGCCTCAGTATAGTTAGAACCTGAACGTCGATACATAGCATAGAAAGCGGACAGTACGGGCAACCCATAGGTTAACGCGCACCCCCCGTCTCCAACAGCAGCAAGCCACATACGATATGTGGCCCGATTAGGGATTGGCATCGTGCAGAGTGTGTCTTTCTTAAAAACAGTTGCAGGGATCCGACACATTCTCCAATCAAGCCCATCGAACACCGGCTTGGTTTGGCAGAATTCCAATTGTTCGAACTCATACACAGGAGGTTCGGCTTTAAGGATGAAGCCAAATGATTTAAACCACGTAACGATTGATGTTGAGATCTCTTCATATAGCGACGATTCAGCTATAATAACAAAATCATCACCATTGTTAATCAACTCAAAATCAAGGTTGTAATGCCGCTTAAAAGCATATATAACGGCACAAACTATCAACACATTTCCTAATGATGTGTTAATATCACCTGAACATCGCGTTCCTCGCATAGAAAATGACACATGACCATCCTGAAAATAGGCCCGTCCGCGGTTAGTCAATTGCATCTTGAGCAATCGACGCAGTTTCCTTGAGTTGAACATCCCATCATAAATAGAATGCTCAAAATTCAAAGCAGCTACGCCAACATGCATATCAAGTTTAGTGATATCACCACCAATTGCAACCGGGTCTACGAATCGGTCCCATTTCTCCTTAATCACACTAGCAGATTCGAAGAC